TCAGCGTCGCCGCTGATCTTCACAATCTTTTCCATTCGGGCTCCGTCAGGCGTGCAACGCCAATGTCGAGAACGTGCCGGCCGGTGCGAAATTGCCCTGCGCGTACACGGGAGTCGGATAACGCCGCGTCGCGCCATAGAGCGCGCGCTGCGTGCTTGATTGCGAAATGGCAAATACGAGGTTGTCGCCTTGCTCGAGCGGCACAGAGATATCCAAGCGCTGCCCAGCCTGATCGACGAGCGCAAAGGTGCCCGTGATTCGGTCGAAGAACAGCAATAGGAAATCCGCAGGGCCGGTGAGTCGCACGAGCGCGGCGTCGTCGCTCGCATTCACCTGATCAGGACTGAAGTCGAAAGTGAGGCTGAAGATAGCGGGCACGTCCACGGCCCACGAAACGCGGGTCGTATCGGTAACGTCTAGCCCTTCGCTAAACCAGCCAGGCCCGTACGTGACGCCCACCTGTTCCGCGGGCTGCGTGCCTTTGAGGCCGACAAGCGAATTACTCAGACGCCATCCCTCGACGTCGCTTGCATCGAGGGTTCCGGTCGAGGTTGAGATGTACGCGGCCACCTGCGCACCATCAGCGTCCCCGAGAATACCTTGCCACGTGGGGGAGTCCGGCGCATCCCACGCGAAGTCTGCATTGTCCCACGTGAGGCCGTCCTGCGTTACCGAATTTGCTACCAGCGTCATCCAGTTGCGCGCGTAGAACGCATTGGAGAGGCTGATTTCCTCGTAGTAATCGCCGGCCGGCCGGTTGCCGCCGTTGGCATCCTTCGCGATCTCGGCAAACTCGCCGTCCACCGTGAGATCGAGCTTGATGCCCGGAAAGCCCGCCCCCACGAAGTCGCGGGTGTACACCATATTGCGGCTGGGCAACGGCTGCGCGAGGATTGTCGCATACCGGGCATCGATCGAATACAAGCCGGCGGGCGAGAGCGACTTGATCCAAAACGTAACGTTGCCCGAGCTGCTCACGGGCCACTTGACCGTCGCCGTGTCGCCGGCAAAGCGCCCGACCACCTGGCCAAGCGCCCACGCACTGCCGCACCGGATTTCGTACTCGAAGCCGGCGTCGGCTATCTTCGTCCACTTGAACATGAACGAATCTTGTTGCGGGTACGCATCGAAGTAGGGCACATCGTCGGGCGCGATCGCCTGCACGCTCACCACTTGAGCATTGCGGCTCTCGTTGCCCAGCACGTCCACGGCTTTGATCATCACCGTGTGCACATTCGCATCATCGAACTGCAGAAAGAACGAGGTGCCCTTCATCACCGCCGATAGCACGGTGCCCTCGGCCCAGCTATCACCCTCTTTGAGCGTGTAGCCGGCAAGGTCGATATCGGGGTTCTGATTCCACGACAGCTGCGCGCCAAGCGAGGTCGAAACGCCGCCGAACCCGGTCACATCATTGGGGGGCGATGTTTTGCCGACCACCTGGTAGCCGGTCACCTCAACCCAATCCGAGGTGGTGCCATTGGCCGATACCGCGCGCACGCGGATATCGTAGAGCTGCAGCTCGATCACCGGCGAGATATAGCAATTCGGGTCGCCGATAGTCGTTTCGGGCGCATCTGTCCACCGAGCGCCTCCCGAGAGGCGGTATTGCGTTTCATAGCCCACCGCCGGCACAAAGCCGCCGCTTTGCGGCTGCATCGTAATGAGAATGCGATCCTGCAGGGTGCCGTCCGAGAGCCGCATGATCACGGTTTCGTCCGACCGGATGGTAGCGATTGCCGGCGTCGCCGGAGGCTGCTGCCGAATCGGCGTCTGTACCGTTATGTAGTCATCAAACGAGGGGATCGAGAGCGAGTCGGCCGTCCAAATGCCCGGCTGCGCATCGAGCATCGTGATCGTGGCGGTAAGGTTCGAGCTCGGTGTGATCGCCTTAATGATCATCGGGGCGCTCTCGCGCTCCGACTCCCCGAACATATACAGATCGTCAGTATCCGGTGCGATGCCGGATCCGCTTTCGATCGGGTTGGCTAGCGAAACGATAGCCGACACGCCCACCGTGCTCACGAGTGAAAACGTGTTGCTCGAGCCGTCCGCGAGCCGCACGCGCATCGCGTAGGAATGGCCGCCGTCCATTTGTACCGGCCCGTCGAGCTCGTAACCGGTGATGTTGCCGCCGGCATCATAGATCGGGCGCTTGATCTTGCCCGCGGCCAGGCCTATCGATACAACGTCATACGAAAACCGTACGAGGTCGCCGAGCGTGCAGCGCAGGTGCTCGATATCCATCGTAACGGTGTGCGTTTCGGGGCGCAGCTTGGCCGCGGCGAGGAAATAGCGCCCCTCGCGCCAGCACTGCGCCGAGCGCGTAATGCCGTCGAAACTAAGCGTTTCGTAAATGGTGGCGTTCGACTGATCGTAGCCATCATCGAATACGAGGATCTCGTCGTCGGCGTAATCCTTTTCTTCGTTTTGAAACGAGATCCGAAGCGCGTGCGGCAGATCCGCGAAGAGCTTCGCGCCTTGATAGCCCGACGAGTTCGCGGGCGTGATGTGCTGCACCGGCACCGTCTGCGGCAGATCCACGAAGATAGAGTACTTGCCGTCGCGCATCGTGAAGCTCGCGCGACACGAGTTCGAGATCTGCTGCAGCGCTGCAAAGATCGAGCCGCCTTGTAGCACCGCATTGTATTGCCAGCGCGGCTTTCCGGGGTCGTTCACGGCCACCGGGTCGCAGGCCTGCGCCCACGCAAGTAGCGCCGGGTGATCAATCCGCTGCGGCGAGATCTGCGGGTCATCGAGGGCGCGGTAAAGTAGCACGAGCAGATAGGCCCATGCAGGATTTTGCGACAGCTGCCAGCTATATTGCCCGATCGCGTAACTCGAATCCCATACCGGCAGGTAAGAGGTGGCGACGCAGTTGATCGTGTCAGGCGTGCCGTTTAGCTGCGCGGTGGCCTTGATGCGCACGGCGATGAGCGCGATGCCCTTTTGCACCACGGGCGCCTGGTACTTGATGCTGCGCAGCGCGGTCCAATAGATCGTGTCGGCATCGTGCGAGGGGTCGCGCATGGCCACGTTGCGGCGAACGCGCACCTCCCACTGCCCGGCCTGGGGGAAAATCACGTGCCCCGAGCGGATCGCCGTCGACGTAGTTTGATCGGTGATTTCGATTGTTCCAGGCGTGCCAAGGCCATCGTCAGCGCTGTTCACCCAATTGGGCGTGATCCAATTGGGTGTCCCCACGAGCCGATACTGCACATCGGCGCCCACGCTTTGCTGAGACTGCGAGCCGTCATCGTTGAAGTGTGCCAAGCCGCGCAGGCACGAGACGTCGATCGAGGCCTCGCTCGTGTTGTCATCGGTATAACGCGAGATCCAATCGGCGTCGGGATCAGCCGACCGATTCATCTGCACCTGAAAGTCTTGCTCGTGGATATCGGTCGTGTAGAGCGTCGTGGGCTGATCGGTGAGCCAGCCTTCGCGCGTTTCCACCTGAACGCCCGCAAACACGCCGATCGGGGTGTCCCCAATGCGGATATCGGAAATGTTGAGCGGGCCATAACCTACGCACAGCAGCAGCCGAATGTACTGATCGTCGCCCTGGTTTTCCGAGTAGGGGTGAGCGGCCAGCATCGGATAGATGCGGCGCTTGCCCAGCACGCGCGGAATGTAGGCGTAGGGCTGCAGCGAGTTGCTGGCGCCATTGAGTGTATAGCGCGACGAGCCGGCGCCGTTGACGTCGCTCTTCGGGGGCGGAAATAGAGCGTTGACGATCATCGCCCCGACAAGCGATATGCCCGCCGCGATTACCGCGCCCGCTACGCCGGCCCCGATGCCGCCGCCTTGGATGCCCAGCGCCGCGATACCGTTCGCCGCATAATACTGCTGCGCCACGATCGCCACGATGGCCACAACTACCATCAAGATCGCGGCGAGCGGGTTTTTGTGGCCGCCGCCGCCGCCCTGCGGTACAGCGCGCAGGTACACCGTCTTGCCCCTGCGTGCGCGCACGGTTGCCCATAGGCGCCGCGGCACCTCGCGGTCCTCGATGAACACGCGCAGATACGGCAGGAACTTCTCGGGTACGTTCGCACGATCGACGATCTGCTGCATCGTGAGACCTTCCTGCGCCTCGAGGTGCTGAAACGCCGAGGCGAACGGGTTGGCCTGCATCACAACAGCCGTTACCGGCTTGAGCGCCGGCAGGATTTGGACGTCGCTCATTGCGCTCCCGTGTAACGATAGATACCGAGCACCCGGCGCTTCCAGTGCATAGCGGTGTATTGCTCGATGACCGAATTACATCCGCGCTCTACGTGCAGCATCCACTGCGGGCACACCACGACGCCCACGTGCATCGGCGCACCCATCACGCGCAGCAAGAGCCCGTCGCCGGCGCGGGCATCCTCCGGTGCCACCGGAGTGAAAAGAGCGGCGTGGCGGGCCGCGTCGCGGGCGACAGCGGCATCATCACCACCCGGGGCCCACGCAAGGCCCCCGTAGGTTGGCAGCTCGATACCAAATTGCTCGCGTGAAACGAGCTGAAAGAGCCCCCAGCAATCGCACCCTTCACGCGAGCGGCCGCCGCACGCGAAGGGGATATCGGTGAACTTGGCCACCCAATCAGGAATATTCCGCATCAGAACATCCCCGGGAAGCGCGCCGGCGTCATCTGCAGCGCGATCGGCTCGACGAGAATGTCTTCCCACTGCAGCGAGCCTTTGATCGTCGTGGCGTCATATGTGACGTTGCGCAGCACCATGTCGTAAAAAGCGATCTCAACGGTATCCGGATCGCTCGCGAGGATCACCTCGAGCGTGATCGTTGCCGGCACGTCCATCGCCCGTACCGCGTCGACGATGACGCGGCTCACATTGTCGACCGAGAGCGTGGCCGCGCCCGGCGCGTCCTGATCCTCGTTCGGCAGATCGATATCGAACGGCAGGCCGATGTACGTGGTGCCGCGGCTCACGATATCGACGGTGTTGTTCACGAGGTAGATGGGCGTCGAAAGCGACGGGTGTGAAATCGTGAGCAGCATGAGCCACACTTCGGCGGTGGCTGTTTCCTGTAGCGATTGGATCGCCTTGAATGAGAGATTACGCATCGGCTAGTCGTTGTATGAGATCAGCATCACGTTAAGCGTCCACACCTGATAGGTGCCCCCTTGCGAGGTCGCCTGCGGTACCGGCTTGGTAAAGCGAAAGGTGCAGGCCTGGCGCGTGTACGGGTGCACCCAATCGAACGGCTGCGAGCCGGTGGCCAGCACGTTCTTGTAAAAGTCGGTGAATGTGGCCACCTGGCCCGCGTCCATCTGGACCCCGAAAGTCATCTTCTGAAAAGGCGCAGTAAAGCGCGGCCGCGCCTTGGGCAAGCCGGCGTCGACGCTCGATTCGATATTGTTGTCGGGCATGTTCTCTTGATAGCCCTGCTCGAGCACGTACTGCGGCAGGGTGATAGGCCAAACAGGGTTAGCCATGGCTTACCTCTTCGTGAGCGGCCGCGTGGCCTGGAAATTGTTCTTCATCGAGGCGTCGTACTCGCCCGAATTCATGCCGGCTTTCACCGTGTCGCGGATGAGCACCTGAATGAATTTTTTGCCGCTCGAGTCGGTCCCTCCCGAGGTCTGCACGGGTTGAGAGCCCTGCGCGGTGCGCTGATCGACGATGGTGATATTGGGCCCGGTGTCCGCGGGCTGGCCGCCGCCATAGGCGCGCACCCCAAGCGAGCCGTCCGCGCCGCGCTTGAGCGGCAAAATCCCCTCGGGGCCTGCCTCGCCGGCGACGCCGCCGCCGCTTGCGAACGCGAAAAATGTGGGCTTGTTTAGCACCTGGCCGCTGTAGGCCGACAGGCTTGGCGAGTCGTACGCGCCACCTTTGGCGTTGGCCGTGAAGCCATAGCTAAGATTGGCCGTACCCAGCCCCGAGCTGTAGCTAGACACATCCATCCCGGCGCTCGTGCCGCTGCCAAGCGACGAAAGAGAACCGGCGCTACCCCCCATCAAATCGATGAACTGCTTGAGCAGCCCCTCGCCGTATTGCGAGGCGAGCGCTTCGAAGGGCTTGATAATGTCATCTTGGATGATGGTGTTAGCCACATCCTGCGCGAGCGACGAGATGCCGTTAAGCAGCGCCTTCGTCTTGCTGCCGCTCGTGGTGATTATCGTGTCGAACGTTTTCATCAGGTCGGTACCGATCACCTTCACCACGTCGCCGAACGACTTTTGCAGATCGACGCCCAGCTGCTTTTGCTGGTTCATCTGCTGCGTTTGCTTGGCAAGCTCGGCCGTGATCTTGATCTGCGTTTGGTAGTACTCATTCGACGGCTGCACGCCTTCCTGCTCGAGCTCGAACTTTTTTTGCAGTACGGCCAGTTGCACGTCCATGTCTGCGCCGCCGTTCTTCACGATCTCGGCCTTTTGCGTCTCGAGATCGAGCTGGCGCTGCATCTCGGCTGTCTGCTCGGCGAGCTTCTCGTTTTGCTCGAGTTGCGGCTTATTCATCGTGGCCGCTACGAGAGCGTTTTGGTCGACGCCTGGCGCCGTGGTGCGCCGGATCTGATCGGCGGCAAACTGCGATCGCACTGCCTGCAGGGAATTGGGATTGCCCGCCGACGCGATTTCGTCTTGGAGCTCTTTCTGCTGCCGAAGAGCGTCGGCGAGCTGCTCGCGCACGCGCGTTTGTTCCTGTGCCTGCCAGGTGTTGAACTCGATATCACCGGTACCGGGGTTCGACGCGTTGCGCGTGCGGCGCTGCATTTGCTGCTGCGCGAGCGATACGGCATACGAGCCTTGCGAGGCCACTGCGAGCCCGGCCGCCGCGCTGCGATAGGCGTTCAGCGAATTGAAGCGCGCCGTCGCGTCGTTCACCTCGTTTTGCGCCTGCTTCACTGCGAGCAGCGAATCGCGGTAGTTCTTAACGGCCTGGTTGGCTTCATCAGTGTGCGCCGCGGGGCCGGTACCGAAGGTTTCTGTGCGCCAGTTTTCTGCGTCGACGCTTGAATCGATCTGCGCGCGCCGCGCGGGGCCCGCGCCGATGCCGCCCATGCGTTGCAGCTCGAGCTCGGCCGAGAGCGTTGCCTTGGATTTGCGGTCGATTGTGTCGCCGATCTGTTGCTGCGTGAAAAGGTTGTCGGCCATGCCGGGCGGCAGCGGCGGCAATCCCTTCGCGGTCTGATCGTCGTTGAGCTTGCGCGCGCTCGCGGCGATCTTCGCATCGGCAATGCCATACGTGCCGCGGTCGGCCGTCGCATCATCGATCGCCTGCTGCATCTTCTGCGCGGCTGGCGCCGCGTCTTCCATTTCCTTCTTGATGCGCGCGATCGCGTCCGTGAGCTTGGTGACGTTCGCTTCCCACGTGGGCTCGTCTTTAAAGCTCGTGAAGCCCTTGTTCATATCGTCAAGGGCTTTCTGAGCCTGGCCCAGTTCCTTCGTGAGCTCGCCCAGCTTCTTCGTGTACGGATCCTTATCGGCGATCGTGTTGAGCGCGGCATTGACTTCCGCGTCGCCCTTGCCGTACAGCTTGTCTTTGGCGTTGGCGTTGTTCAGTGTGCTTTGAGCTGCCGTCGCCTTCTCGAGCTCGGCGGTGAGCTGCTTGATCTGCGCGAGGCGCTGCACGCTCACCATGCCCGCGCCCGGGTCGGCCTTCTCGGCCGCCTTCAGCTCGTTGATCTGCGCGGTGAGCGATTTAACGCTGTTATCGCTCTTGAGCGACGAACTCAAGCGCTGCACGCCAGCATCGAGGTCGTTGATGCCGGCCTGGATCATGGTCGTGGCACCCGTTACCTTGCCGAGCTCGGCCGCCGCCACCGCCGCGTCGTTCTTCAGACGCGTGAAGGCCATATCGACCGTAGTGGGCAGCTCCTTAAACTTGGCGTTCGCATCGTCGGCGCCGTTCAGGATCCCCGAAAACACGGCTTGCGCGGTGACATCGCCGTTGCGCTCATGCGACTGAATCGAACCGGGTGTCCAGCCGTTGCCGCGCTCGATAGCCTGCCCGATCGTGGGCGTTTCGTGCACGATCTCGCGCAGCACGCGGCCATCGATATTGCCCTGCGCGAGCCCCATGGTGAGATCCATGAGGCCGCGCTCGGTCTGGTAGGGCGTAGCGCCCCCTTCCTTGCTCAGTTGCACGAGCGTGCGCGTGAACTTGAGCACCTCGTCGTTGGTCGCGCCGATCTCTTCGCGGATCCGGTCGAACCGCGTGAAGGTGTCGGCAAACGATTCGACCGAGATCCCAGCGGCATCGGCCGTTTTCACCAGATCGCCAAAGATAGCATTCGCCTCGGCCTGCGAGCCGGTGGCCAGCTTCAGGCGCGCATTGAGCATGGACATTTCGTCCTGGTAATGCGCAAGGCCCGCCTGCATACCGACGAACGCGGCGCCGGCGGCCGCCGCGGCAACGCCGATGCCGCCGAGTACGGCCGCGGCGCCGGCGCCGGTGCCCTCGAGCGCTTCGAAGCCCTCGCCGGCGAGCCCAAGCGCGCTATTGAGCGAGCGGCCGCCACCGCCGCCGCCAGCTTCGACGCCCAGGACGCCGGCGAGCTCGCGCACGGTGCCGCTTACCTTGCCGATCACCCCTTGGGCGATGCCAAACTTGCTGGCTGATTCGCTGGCCGCGTCGGCCGAGCGCTTGGTTGCAGCGGCCGCGCTCGAGTGCGCCGAGGCGAGCGACAGCACAGCCTTCTCGAAACTCGCGAATTGCTGGGATAGGGTGCCGGTGGCCGCCAGGTGCTTCTGGCTTATCGACAGCGCTTGATTCTGGACGTCGAGCAGTGCGCGCAGATCTGCCGCGGTTTGCTTGGACGCGGCATCTAGCGGCTTCATGGCGGCCACCATGGCGGCCAGATCTGCCGCCATCTTGCGCGTGCTGTCGTCGAGCGGCTTGAGCGCCGCGAGCATCGTATTGAGCTCACCCGTGGCTTGCTTGGCCGAGTCGCCGGCGGCCTTCGTGGCGGTGCTTTGCGCGCCCGTTGCCTGCGTGTTGGCTTTGAGCTGCGTGTTGAGCTGGTTGACGCCCGCCGAGAGCTTGTCGAGCACGTTGCCCAGCTTTGAGATCTCGGTACCGGCCGAGGCGGCGTCGGCCTTGGCCTTGGCAAGACCCGACGTATCTACGTCAAACCCAAGCGGGACAATATCGTCGGCCATCGATCACACCCTGTTACGTGACTGTTTCCGGCGCTTCGTGCGCCGATTGGAGAAAGGCGTCGTCAACCTTGCGCAGTGCATCCACTTCCCACGGCAAAAGCCGGCTGCACATCACTCGCTGCCACGCATCGATCTCCGCATACGTGATAGGGCCGGGGCCGAATCCGCCCGCGCGCGTGTTGTGCATTTCCAAAAAGGCCCGCCATATCAGACGGGCCCCCTCGGGTAAGTCCGGCGGCTTGCCAGCCACCTGCTCGAGCGGCTTGCCGAGCTGGCGTGCAACGGACGCCATATGCTCGGATACGGCCGCGTCGCCAGCTCGCTTGCTACCGATGAACTGGTGCCGCGCGAAGGCCATCAGGCCGTCGACGACGCCTTCAAAAAATTTGCTCGCTTTGAGATGAACGCGTCGACCTGATCGCGGATCACTGGATAGGCATACAGGGCCTTCACGTTCTCAGGCGTGAACGGCACCGAATCGCCCTTCTGGTCGTGCACGTTCTCCCAGCTCTTCGTGAGCGCGGCGATGACCTCGATCGTGAAGCGGTTGGGCTCTTCCTTGAGCTCGACGCCGGTTTCCTTGGCCTTTTGTGCTTCGGTCAGGCGTGCGCGCGTGATTTCGTCGATCGTTGCGCGGTACTTTGCGCTATCTGGGCCGAGCACGATCACGGCAACGGGCTTGCCCTTGCTGGCCATCACCTCGCCGCGCGCGTTGCGCAGCTCGAGGCGCACGCCCTGCTCGGAGAGAGGAACGGTGTCGATCGATGCTTCAAAGTCGAATTTCATGGCGGTGTTTGCGGGTAGTGAAGGGTTGAGGGTTACTGCTGCGCTTGCAGCCGGCGAAAGAGGGCGTAACCCTCGAGCTCCCACAACTTGTCGCGCGCGGCCGGCTCGGCGTTTTCCATCGCGATTCGCTTGCCCATCTCTTCGTCGAAGTTGGCGGCCGACACGCACGCAGATTTGCCGGTCGCCAAGTGAAAGCGCCCGTCTAGGAAAGCATGCGCGAATGTGGTGGTCGAGCCGTTGGGGCGCACGTCGAACGTGTACACAACGCGCTTCATGAGGTCGTCGATCATCGACGGCGTGATGCGGGCTGCGGTGAGGCCCTTGTCCTGAATTTCCTGCTCGGTAGCGAGATCGTTTTTGTGCATGGCCTGGATAGATCGAATTGAGAGAGAGAAGAGGCCGGCCTATACGAGCACCGGCCCGGGTGCGTGCTCTTTACGCGTTGCTGCGCTGAATCACCATCGTCGCGCCGTCGAGATCCGGGCTCGTGGTCGAGTTGGCCAGCAGCGCCGTGAACGGCAGTTGGACGACGACGCCGCCATCGCCGGCTACCGTCTTCGTGGCGCCGGTGAACTTGATGCGGTGAAAGCCGAAGCACAGGAAATCGGGCGCGCTGCCGTCTGCGGGGGGCGCGGCGTCGAGCTGCACCACGACGTCCGTTTCCTGCTCACCGAGGAACGCTGCGAGAAGCGACTGATCCTGCAAGTACGCCGAGAGCGTGCCCGTAACCTCGGTTCGGCCGTAGTAGATATTGGGCGCGATCACCGATCCCACGACTGCCGGCGCCGTGCACGAATGGGCCACTGTGAAGTCGAGCGCCGTAACGACGCCTTGCGCCACGCCGCCGATTGAAACCGAGCCCGATGGGCCCGCCAGAATGCCGGTGGTGGGCGCGGCGGTCGGGGCGATGAAGTACGGCGACGAGGCGCCCGACAGCACTTGGCCGTCCTGGCCCATGAAATCGAGGTCGACGGTGGCCATGCCGTTCACCGGCAGCTTGAACTGCCCTTTGTCGACACGGCATCCCGTGAAGATCTCGGACACGCCGATATCGGGGTTGGCCTGCTCGATCGTGTACGAGTCCTGCTCGGTGCCCACGGCGAGCTTTTGACCGACTACAGCCACCGCGAACGAGACTTCCGCGGGCATATCGATCGGCGCCGGGAAGACGGTGATCGCCGCCGCCGTAGCGTTCGTGATACGGAAATTCTTGTTGTTGTTGGCCCCGTATGGATCGGGCAGGTTCGTGAAGCGCACCACGTCGCCGCGCTTGAACCCCTTGTCGAGCCACGAGCCCGAGGCGTTCGTAAAGGTGCTGTTGGCGTTGCTGGCCGTGATGCTCGTAAAGTCGCCCGGCGCAGCCGTTACGCCGGCGGCCCAGCGGCCGCGCAGCAGCGATTCGATCAGATCGTCGAACGAGGCCGTCGAAAGCTCGCACGCAACCGTGCCGCCCACCTTATGCAGCCCATGGCGCAGATCTGCGATCTGTTGGTCTGTGCGTACCTCATTGGACGCAAAGGTGTCTTTCGACGTGGCGAGGGTCGATTGAACGCGACGCAGCAGCTTACCGGACGCTGCCGCGGCTGCCGTGCCGAACGCGGCTTCACGCGCGTACGCAATCGATACTGTTACTGCCTGTTGGGTGATTTTGGTAGTCATCGGAACCCCTTGTGATCAGATTCGCGCGGTGTGACCGACGATGGTCACAAGCACCGGAACGCCTATATAGTCAGCCGCCGGCAGTAGCGGCTTGCGCTCTGCGGCCATCACGGTGCCCGACGAGGATCCATACACAAGCTGGGTTCCGGGCTCGAAGAGATCCAGCATTGCCCCGGCCATGAGCTCGGCGCCAAACGCGCCGAATTCGGTCGGGTAGTTCACAACGAAATTTGCGCTCGAGGTGTGGGCTTGCATACCGCCTTTGCCAAGCCCGCGCGCCACTGAAGAGATCGGCCGGAACGCTTCCGAAACGAAAGGGCGCCCGTCCGTAGGGGAGAAAGTCACGTCTTCCCACGCCATGCCGCTCGGCAATCCGCAGGTGAACGTTACGGGCGTAATCATGCCAGAAGGTGCGGCGCTCGTGAGCGGCTGCTCAAGCGTAAGCGTGAGATCGTCCACGGCGCGCACAATCGCCAGGCCGTCGCCGGCGTCTGCGCCGAATCCTGCGATCTCCACCTCGTCGCCGGGTGTGAAGTGATCGTCGACAAAACTGCCGTTCTCGCGCGTGTACGTGGCGCCGCTCACGCTCGCGGCGATCGCGCCGCTCGAGCACTTCATGAGCGTGAGTAGCAACGAGCGCACGGCCGCGCGCATTTCGGTATGGAAGAGGGCAGCGCCGCTCATAAGGGGGTCTCCGTGAATTCCACGTCATCGAGCTCGAGCTCGCGGCCCACGAGGCGCGCACGCACAGGCGTCCATTGGCGATATGCAGCGCGCCAGCGCGCGCACTTGTACTCGTAATCGAACCGCGTGCCCTGGTCGTGTTCGTGGTGGCAGGCAAAACACGCGGGCAGCGTGAAGCGATCGCGCGCCTTCAGCGCGCCGCCCTTGCCGTGCGCGGCCTCGTTCGAATGCGCCGGCACAACCGTGTCGATGCGCCCACAGCACACACCGGGGTAGCACAGGTAACACGGCTGGCCCGCGCAGGCGTTGCGCAGCTTCGCGTCGCTATAGCCTTCGGGGCGCTTGGGCTTGCTCGAGCGCTTCGGCCGCGAGCTGCTCGAGCTCGAGCGCGCGATCGCGCCACCGGAGCGCAAAGGTGTCTTGCGAGCGAGCGGGGTGCGACGCATCACAGTTTTAGATCCTTCGCCGTGTTCGATACCACTTGCGGCCATGTGAGCAGCGTGTCGCGCACGTAGAAGCGGCCCGCCTGGTTGTAGACCCGACCAAGCGAATCGGGGCCCACGAAGCCATACTCGAGGCGCCGCGCGTACGCGCAGCCGTTGCGCATACGGAACACGTCGCCGAGCTTCATCTCGGCCACCGTGAGCGAGATAGCCGCTGCGGCCAGCGCGCCGGCGACGTCGTGCTCAACCGTGTCGGGATCGGCCACTTTCGCCTCGCCGATCGCCGGCTGCCAGTTGCCGCGCAAAAAGCCCGTATCGACGGGCGTTTGCTCAACGACAGCGCGCGAAATGTTCTGTATCGACTGGCGGGCTAGCCCCTCGAGCTGCGTGCCCGCCTTGTCGGCCCATTTGCCCATGGCCATGCGGAATTTCTCGCCAGCGCTGGCCATCACTTCGCCCCGTATGCCAGGGTATAGATCGCGCCATCGGCGGCCGGGTCGTAGGTGGTCGTCCAGACGATCCGGTACCGCGTGCCGCCCCACACGGCGTAATCGGTTTCCATCGGTATCAAATCCTGGTTTCCCTTCTGCGCAATATGAAACTCGATCTCGAGCTTTTCGCGCAGCGATTGCGGAACGAGCGACTGCTGTTTGCCAGGGGGCAGCGCCACACAGGGAAAATCGCGGGTGATCACTTGCGCGGGCGCAGCGCGCCGCGTAACGGGGTCGATCGCGCCCGTGGACGGGGCCTCGCGGCTCACCGTGAGAACGCCGCCCGCCTTCTTGATCAGGCGTAGCGCAGTCGCGGCCTGCCGGTCGTAGATGCCCATGGCTTACCTCACTCGAGTGGGCTGGCCCAATCGCAGCCGGGGTCCGCGTACGGATCGCGCTGCATATCGTTGTGGAAGTACGTCGGCCGAGCGGGGTTCTGATCATCTACGCCGCCCATCACGGGGCTGGCAATCAGGTAGTCCATGTCGCGCACGTACTGCTCGAGAAAGCCCATGGCTTGCTGGTAGACCTTCTGCGCGGGCGCGTTCGGGTCGTACGTGGTGCTGATCGGGCCAATCTGCTCATGCTGGATCAGGCCGCCGCGCTCGAGATCCTGGAAGAGCTCGACGTCGGCGATCGCCTTATAGGCGAGCTCGGCGCAGGCCTTGGCCACGCGCAGCGGCACGCCGGTAACGGCCATCGAGCTCCAATCGAGCAGGTTGGCCCGCGGGAACTCGAGCGACTGCGTGGCCGTGACCTTGGTGCCCTTGTAGCGAAACGCGGTGTCGATCCAGTTGGTGGCCGCGCGCAGCCGCGTTTCGAGAAAAGCATCCTCGACGCTCGCGTCGATTGCGTAATTGAGGTTTGCGCAGTAGGTGCGCAGATCTGCGACAGCAATGTAGCTATCGGCGCCGGGCAGGCCCGTGCCGTCTTCTACTACCAGCGAAGCGTCAAAGATGCTCATGGGCGGCCCTTACTCGGTTGCAGCGGGCGCGAGCTTGAGAGCTTCGGCCTTCGTGTGCGGCCCGCTGATCTGCTTTTCGCCTTCCATCACGAAATATCTCCCGAAGCCGCGATGCACGCATACGCGCACCGGCGGCTCGGCGTCGGCGCTGTCTTCCTGATCGCCGACTGCGGCGCCTTCCGGTTCGGCCGGCTGCAGCTGCGCTTTGCGCAGGGGCTTTTCGAGCGAGGCGGGCGTGCAGATCACAACCGGGTTTCCCTCGTCATCGACACGCGGGATCATGAAGCGGCCCTCGTAGAGCTGGCGCAGCTTGCGATCGTCGATCCCATCGGTGCGATCGATCACGTCGCCGGCAGCGAACTCTTTGCCGAGATAGGTGAGCGGCTTGAGCAGCACGAACTGAAAGAGCGGCGAGAACGGGATGCGCTCAAAGCGTGAGCGGGTAGCGGTGTTGGTGGCGATTGCCATAGTCATTTCCGGGGGTGCTTGGAGAAAAGGCGGCGCGGCAGTCATGCCCGCGCCGCCTTCGATGGCCCTGCGTTACGGCTACAGGGGCGCTTAGGTGATGTCGTTCCAGAACCAGCCGAGATCTGCCGACACGAGCTTGCAAGTGAAGCTCATGTCAATCTCGACGCGGTCGGCGCCGATCTGTTCCATGCGGAACGAACGGATACGGCCGCCATCCGCGCCCGAGCCGAGCAGGCCCGTCCAGCTGAAGGTGTAGCCAGCGGTCGGCGTCATCAGGCCCGGCGTCGGCGTGCTGTAGCACAGCAGCGCGCAATTGCCACCGATGAACTGGTGATTTGCCGGCTGGCCTTCTTGCGCGATGTTCTCGATCGCGTTCATCACAAGGATGCGCCGCACCTTGAACAGCTTGGCCAGATCTTCGTCGCTCGGATCGGCCGGCCCCGGTGCCGTCTGACCGTACTTGATACGGTCGATGATCTCGGGGTGATCGAGCAGCGTGTCGTACGTGGCGCGGCCGAGCACGAGCGTGTTGGGCTCGAAGCCCGTCGACTGGCGAATCGTGCGCTTGGCAACGCGCACGTTCTCGATCGGCGTGGAGCCGCTATCGCTCCATTTGAGCACCTGGCCGGCAGCCGGGTTTGCAGCGACGCCCGCGTAATCGTTCGTCCACACGCCCGACTTCAGGTATTGCGCGGTGAATAGCTTCTCTTTCTTGATGAGCGCCTTCTGCGTGACGAACACCGTCGCCTCGCGGTCGGGGTTGAGCACATCGTCGGCGTTCGCGCGCAATTCATCGGGCACGTCGCGGTGAAACGAGTAGCGCGGGGCGTAGTACGTGGGCGTGTTGTCCACGTCATAGCCGCTACCGGCCGATTCGGTGGCCGGCGCACGCTCTTGCATCTCGTCGCGGTTGAACGAGCCGCGATCGTAGGTGTAGTAGCGATCGCTCTGCTTTGCGACCGGAATGTTCGGGAACACCTGCGATGCCACGAACGCCGAGGCGTCCTGAATGTAGGCAATCGAGATGTTGGTGAGCGGGGTATTGACGTGGACGTCACCCGGTGTCGGATTCATCTATCTGCTCTCCTAAAGTTGCGAAAGGGTGAAACCCCGCCCGTTAAGCCTTGGCGCCGGCGTTGCGCAACAGCACGGGTACGATATCGCCCGGGTTGCCCGCAACCAGCGTCTCAGCAAGGATGTAGTTGCCCGCCGCGGCAGCGATCGCGGCGCCCGTGGCGTCGGACGTGATGAGCACGCCGGCATTGAGGGGCGCCGCGCCGATCACCACGCGCGGCGCGCCCTCGTAGGCCACCGTGGCGATGTTCCCGGCCAGCGGGTTGTTACGCAGCACTCCCATGGCTTGGCCGCCGGCCACGCTCACCGGGGCAATCAGGCCGGCCGCGTTCTGCGCGACGAAGCGGTTTTTTGCGCTCGTGCAATCGACAGCCGCCGTGCGCGAGAGCGACTTGATGTTCTGTTCAAAGCTCATGAGATCTCCGTGTGAGCCGTTACGAGATCGACGCCCGCAAGGGGCGCCGAGCCGGTTTCAACAGGGCGCGGTGATTACCCGCGACGCTTCGCGACGTAGGCGTTGTAAAGCTCGGGGTGGTCTTTCATGGCCTGCTCGTACGCCTTCGCGTGCGAGATGCCCTTGGACTTGGCGATCTCGTCGGCCTTGGCATTGAGCTGCGCTTCGGGGTCGTCGGCATTGGCCGCCGCGCCGGCGCTCACGCCTGCCGAGCGGTACAGGCCGCCCTCACGCGCTTGCGCGCCCGCTGCCTTGAGCACGCCCTCGAGCTTGTCGGCGTCCTCAGCCGTGGTTTTTCCCTTGCGCACACGGGCGAGAAGCGGGCCGATGGCTTCGGGCTCGGGCGTGCCGATCTCGCGCGCCTTGGCGATCGCCTCGAGGTTGTCTTGTTGCTCGCGCATCTTCTCAACCGACTCGAGCGCCTGTTTGGTGGCCGCGCGATCGGCCAAGATGCGATTGCGCGCACCGGCCGGCAGGCTCTTCAAGAATTCCTCGTCTTCTTGCTCGGGCGTGAGCGACGTGGTGCGGCCCTTCTGCACCGCCTCGAGATCGGCCTTTTGCTTCGTAACCGTTGTTTCGAGCTCGGCGACACGCGCTTCAGCCGTATCGGCGCGCTGCTTGAGCACGACGTTATCGGCTTCGGCTTTCTCGAGAGCGGTGGACAATTCCTTCAGGTCCATGAAAATCTCCGTGATGGAAGCCGCAGCCAATGCGGCTGCGTTGGGATCAGCAGCGGGGCTCGCTGCAAGAGCTTTAGCGACCAGCTCGGTCGCAAAATCGGGGAGGTGTTGCAGCATTGCGATGCGGATCTTGGAAACCGCATCGCCCGCCGGCGCTGGGCCAGCATTGGCAGAGGACGTGGCGGGATCGCCTTGGATCGCGCCGGGATTCGTGGGGTTGCCGGTGAGCGAACCGGTTTTTTTCTTCGGCTTGCCGTGCTCGTCGAGCTCGTTGCCGTGCTCGTCGACGTTGCGGCGCTTGATCACAACGATATCGGCGCCTTCGTTGGCGCCTTCATCGACGAGCGAGAGCTCATGCAGCCGCAGGGCAGTGAGGCGCTTAGGCATGGTTTTCGATCTCCACACGCCGGCCAACACCGCCGATGCTGAATTGCTTCAGCTCGCCATCGCGGATGCGCTTTTGCACCGTTTCGTCGTTCACGCGCATCCCGACGAACCAGCCGCGGCGCGAGTCGGCCATGCCGAGCGCTTTGGCGATATCGTCGTCGATGATCAGCGATTCCACGACCTCGCCGATCTGCGAGCCGCCGTGCATGGCTTTGCCGACGCGAACATCGGAAATGAAATCGTGGGCGGCCCGGCGCAGATCGTCGATATCGATCACATCGCCCTGCCAATCCTCGATAGGCTTGCCGTCTTGTGAAACGACAGACGCCCAGCCGCGCACGTAGCTGCCAGCGCTATTAGCCTTCGAAAAGGCGAAGGTGATGCCGATCTGTTCCAAGGGAACCCTTCGGGGAAATGAGCCGCGGGATGCAGCGCGCCGTTAGGTGCCGTGGTGGCCGGGGGCGCTGCTGGCTTATCTCAGTGGTGGTCCGAAGGGGGAAAGCGAAGAATGCCGCGTATCTTAGCTGCGATCTGCCGCATTGTGCAACAGAACGCGATCCAAACGTATCAATGAATCAGGGCGATACGCACCGTGAAGAGATCGGTATAGCGATCGGCGAGAGCCTTAAACGCGTTTTCGGCGCCAGCAGTATCACTCGAGAGCGCGAGATCCTTGAGCACGCTATACACCTCGAGCGTGAGGATGGCGCAGGCACCGCGCAGCACGGCCTCGGCGTCGCGTAGATCCGCCGGCAAGTGCATGTAAAGCTGCTCGTGCGCTTGCTCGGCGATGCGGTGCGCGTCGGCGCGGGAGTTGAGCGCTTCGGCCAACTGGTTGCTCGATTCGAGATCGCACGCCTGCGCGACCGGGCCGCTCATGGCGCCGCCCATCACCGCGCCATAGCGCTCGTTGATGCCGTTGATATGCACCTTGACGTAGTTGTCGATCGACTCTTTCATGCCTGCACGTCCTGCTTCTGATAGGTTTCGCCGTCCACCACGGGCAGCCCGACGAAGAGGTTGGTGAAGTCGCCCGCGACGCCCTCGAGCGAGCCGGTGGCGTTCTGCTCGTCGCCATCGGCGGCAAGCTGCTGCAGCACACCGTACACCTCGAGCACGAGGATCGAGACGGCTTGCAGCACTGCCTCGTCGTCATCGGTGGTCGCTTGCTCTGTGATCGCGTCGGCGAGTACTTCGCGGATGGCGTTGCCCAGGCCGTGCGGGTTCCAATTCCCGACCGTTTCGTATGCCTCTACCTTACCCGCGAGGATGTTGGCAAGCTGCGTGATCGCCGCAGTATCGCCGGCGACGGCCGCGCCTTGCTCCATCTCGCCATCGGCCACGGCGCCGGCGCGCTGCATCACGCCGCTCACGAGCTCGCGAACGAGCCTGTCGACCACTTCGGGATCACCCAGGTACGGCTTGCCACTATTGGCCTTGCCAACTGCGATATGGAGGCCCGACGAGCCGGGCTTGGTGGTGGTGTCCATGGTGAAGGCCATCATTTTTCCTTGTCGCTCGAGTGCGTGGGCAGCACGATCGCGTGCACGATATGCGCCGGGCCGTTGCCAAATCCATCCTTGTCGCCACCGGCTGGCGCCGTTTCGACCTTCTGTATGTGCAGCCGAGTATTGGCCGGCAAAAGGATCTCTTTCTCGCCGCTAAAGTGCGAAATGGAGCCCTTGGTGCCGCTCGATCCTTGACCGACATACAGCCCCTTCACGCCGGGCCCGACCGTGAGCTTCAGGTGCACATTGCCGCCCCACACTTTCGGGCTGATCGACGTGGACATGATAGCGGGTTCCTGCAGCACCTTGCCGGTGCTGTTGAGGATCTGATGCAGATCTTCGCCGCTCACGCTGATCTTGCGCGAGAGCACAGTGCCGGGGGCGATTTCGTGGCCCACCGTATGAATGGCTGCGTTGGCAGACTTGGCCGTTTCGTTCGGCGCGCCCTTCCAAAGCGAGCTGTTGATCTCGTGATAGCCCGAGCCGGTATAGCTTTTCACCGCCTCTTGCTGCGTTGAGGGGAGCTTGGAAAACGCCGCTTTTGCCTGCGCGGCATAGGTCGACGTCGAGAGCTTGCCATTGGCCTCGGTGATATGGGGCATCTCGAGTGGCTGGCCGAGCTTGCCCGGTGCGCCGAGCTCGATGTACTTACCGACATTCTTGATTCCCGAGCCGGCCGTCGCGCCCTTGTGCGTCGGGTACATCGCGTCGAGCGCCTTGAGCGGGTGCCCATCGGTGAAGCGGAACGTCTTGGGCGGGTTCAGCTGCGCGTCGATCTCGTTTTTCATCTGCAGCGCGTAGCCCTTCACGTGCTGCGATGGGTGCGCGAGCGGCGAAACATCGGTCTTTTCGCCCGTTGTCTTGTTGATCAGCGGCAGCTTGAGCGCGTCGATCGCCTCGGGCTTGCCCGTCTTGGCCGCCTCATAGATCGAATGCGTGGCCCAATGGTTAGCCTGGTTCACCGCCTCATTGCTCGAGGGGCCGGGCTTGCCGGTTGCGCCCCACGACAGGAAGTTTGGCGGGGACGTGAGCTTGCCCGGATCGAATACGGGCGCCTTCTTCGCGGGCTTGACCGGCGCTGCGGGCTCGGGGCTCTTGTGCGCGGCGAGCTGCTCGCCCACTTCGGCCGGCTTGCTCGAGCCGAGCGCGGCCAGTAAATCGGCCTGGTATGCGGCCGCCTTCTTCCCGAAGGTGTTGGATCCGAACGAATGTGCCTTGATGGCATCGATCGCGGCCTGCTGCTCGATCTTCCCATCGGCATACGCCTGCGCGTGCGCGTGCATGTCGTCGACCTTCTTGAGCAGCCCTAGATTGGGGTTCGCGGCGCTCGATAGCTTGTCGGGCTTGGCCGGTACCGCAATCGGGGCCTTGGCGGACGCGGCGTGCGCGGCGGCCGCCTCGACGTGCGTTTCTGCTTTGGGCGTGGCCGAGCTGTTCTTCGCGGCTAGATCTGCCTTGATCGCATCACCGTAGGCGTGGATCTTTTTGCCATAGACCGTGTTGGTCGGCACGTTATTGAGCGTGAGCTCGACGGCCGCCTTGTTGCCGGCCGCGTGCGCTGCCTCGAGCTCGTCGGCGATCGCGTTGTAGTGCTTTCCACCGGCGCTCGATGCAAAAAACGCGGGTTTCTGGACAGACTGCGTTTCGATATCGTTTTGATGGTGAGAGGATGCGGGATCACTGGAATGGTGATTGTTTTCGGGAGCGCCCACCTTCGCGGCGAGATCCTGCTGGCGTGCAAGCAGCTTGGCGGTGAGCGCGGCCTTATGGGCAGCGTCGCCCGGGCCGTAGGTGTTCACGAGCTTGCCGATCGTGCGCGGCGAGAGCGCGAGTACTCCTTTGGCGCTCTCGGCGATATCACTATGCGTCATGCCGCCATAGACCGAGGCGGCCGAGGCGTTCTTCGTCGCATCGCGCATCGTGTCGAGCTCGCCCACCTCGGTACCGAACGCAGCGCCTTTCTTGCCGCCGGTAGCGCGGTATTCAAGCGCGCCGCCCGGATCGATGTGCAGCGCATGGCCGCCGTGCATCACCGTGTTGTCGTGCGCAAGGCCGATGGAATCCCAATTAGCAAGCCAGGCATGCGCGGCGAAATCCTTCTGTGCGGCCTTCACGTGCGAGGCGTCGCCGGCGTCGAGCTTCTGCGCGCCGTCTACCCACTTCGAGGCCACGCCGAGGCCGCCTTTATGAGCACCTCCCAGCTCGACGAGTTGCATGTCGGCCGTCTTGGCGCCCGCGGCGTTGAGCAGGTGCGAGGCGAGCACCTCGCTTTTGGCCATGTCATCGTCGCCGTAGCTCTTCACGAGCCACTTTTGCCCATGCGGGTCGGTGTAAAGCGCGCCATCGCTTGAGCCGCCGGGCTTGCTGCCCACCTTCTTCCACTCCGATAGCTTCGCAGGCCCGGCTAGCTTGGTGGCGCTGGCCACCGCCTGCGTCTTCGACTCTTTCTCGGCGAGCAGCTCTTTGCCGTACTGGTGCGCCTGCGCTGCCCACTTGTCGTGCGAGTTGAGCTGCGCCTTGCCCCCATGCATGGCAACCTTGGCCGATAGCTTGTCGACGGCCGCCTGCACATGCTTCCAGTCGCCGGCGGCCGCCGCCTTGTGCATCCCCTGGGCGATCTTCTGATACGTGGGGTTCGTGGCCGAGCCGATTTTTGGCGGCTCGGTGAAGCCGTCTGCGCCGGCCGCCTTGAACTGGCCGCCGAGCGGTGAGCCTTTGGGCCAGCGCGCCTGATTCGGGTTGTATCCCTTCTGGACCGGGTGCGGCGTTTCCCAATCGAAGTCGGCCGCAATGCCCTTGTCGACCGGCTTGTTGAGATACTGCTGCAGCTGCTCGCGCGGCACGAGCCGCATCGCTTGCGTTTCCCAGCCCATGTCTTTCGGCGTGCCACCCACGCGCTCGGCCGTGTACATGCGTGCGCGGCTTGTATCGCGGTCGTAATCGCCCAGCACGCCCGTGATACGCACCTTCAGGCCCGTTTCCTCATAGGCCTCTTTGATGGCGTTCTGCTGCATCGTGAGGCCCATCTCGGCGCCGCCCTTGGGGAACGTGTGCTGATAGCCGCCGTACTGGTTCGTGGGCTTGGTGAGCCACACTCGGCCATCTGGCTCATGGATGATCACGCCGGCGGCCGAGTACTTCGTCGGGTGCTGCGCGAACGGCGCGTCGTGCTCGAGCGCGGGGTTGGTGCCCTCGACCTTCTTCCATCCCTCGTGATCGGTTGGCGCATCGTGCCAGGGCGTGAGCGGCACGCCATTGATCGCATCGGGGGTCTTGCCGCCTGGCGTGAATGTGGCCGTCTTGCCCGGGTTGTGCCACGTGCTCGAGCTGCTCGCGGGCGTGGGCGAATGAACGACTACGGCATTGCCGAGATCGTCGTGCTGGGGGTGCAAGATAGCGCCCTTGGGCAGCACGCCGTGCGCGGTTTTGGTGGATCCATGGAACAGATCGCCGCTTGCATCGTCGCCGGCGCCCTTGGGCGCGAACTGGCCGCCCTTGGGCGTGCCTTTGGGCCAGCGGGCCACATTCAGCGATTTATCAATCTTCTCGTAAAGCAGCCGCGCATCGAGCAGCGGCAGATCGGAACGGCGCATGACACCCCTCGTCGCAATGGGAAGCACGACGCAGGCGCGTCGCGGCGGGCATCGACAAGGGGGCGAACGAAGGGAGGGAGCGGGGAGCGCGCGGGCATGGCGCCGCGCGCGGGTGTGAGTTTAACGTTTCTTCTCGTCTTCGAGCTTGTGCTTTATGGCGAGCGCGATGAATGCGGCGCGGCTCATGCCCAGCTCGGCCGCGCGCTCGTCGGCCTGCGCGAGCAGGGTGGGGCGCACGCCGATGCTGATCACCGTCTTTTTCTCTCGAATCGGCTTGTCCGGACGGTAATCTGGCGCAGCCTGCACGAAGCGCTCGAGGGCCTTTTCCTTGTCTGCGATGTTGGGGCGCTTTGGGATAGCCATTACGCAGCCTCCACCGGACGGACGTCAAATTCGCCCGTGCGCAACATGCTCACGAGCGTGTTGATCTCGTTGATAGCCGATTGCACCGAGGCCTTCGAGGTGGCCAGCTCGGCCACATAGCGGCCGGTCGTGCTCGCGGTCGGGATCACCTTGCGATCGCCGATCATGAGCTGCAGCGGCTTCATGTAAGGGAATTCGGCCACCGAGGCGATCGCTTCCTCGTTGTCGCCCCCGGAAGAATCGGCCTCATTGAGCAGGGCATAGACGTCCAGGTCATCGCGCACCCCGAGCACATCGAGCATGAGGGCGTCGAACTTGGCCAGCGCCCACGTATCGAACCCGCGCGGCTTGAAAGGCACGATCAGGGCGTCGGCGAGAGTGAGCGCGGCGCGCAGCGCGCCGTTATCATTGCCGCCGACGTCGATGATCGTGAAATCGTAGCGGGCCGATTGGCGCCGCACCTGCGTGCGCAGCACGTCTGCCTTGTGATAGCAGGCGGCGTCGATATGCCCCTCGCCGCGTTGCGCGCGCATGGTGATCGCATCGAGCCCGCTTGACTGCTCGTCGCCGTCGACGAACCATACAGAGCTGGCGGGCGCGCCCGGGTAGGCAGGTAGGGAAAGGCCTATTGCGGCCTGGACGGCGAGCGTGGATTTGCCCACGCCGCCCTTGGAGTTGCCAAAGACGTAGATTTTCGACATGGTGATCCTCTCTGAAGGTGCCGCGGGCGAGGTCGCTGAATTGATATCGACGCGATGGTATATCGCCCGCGTCAGTCCATCAAGAATCTTCATCCTCGAGCTGCTGGGGCTCGTATTGCTGGATCCACTCGGTGCATCGGCAAGAGGGGTGCAGCGGGCCGTGCATCGCATCGCCCAGCGGCGTCTTAAAGGGCTCGTCGAACTTCACGCCGCGACCCGGGTTCATGCGCGGGACCGGCGCGCACCACTGGCATAGCCGCTCGTCATGCGTAACGATCCATGAGCGGCGCACGAGCTCCTGATTTACCTTGCCGGTTGCGATCGCCTGCACCCAGGCCTGCCTCGCGCCGGCGTTGAGCGCCCGCATCGACTCCGTGCGCGCGATGGTCTGCGCCCGATATTTCAGGTACTTGCGCGAGTAGGCGTCGACCATTTTGTCGATATCGGCCTGCGAGAGCGGCTTGCCGCTTTGCACGGCGCCCTGCAGCTTGCGGTCGTAGCGGAAATCGCGCAGCCGGCGACGCATGATGCCGTCCTGCGGATTGCCGTTTTCGTTTGGCTTGAACACCTGCGAGCCGTTCACGCGGTCGATCTTGTTGCCCAGCCCCCAGCCGGCCGCGCCGGTCGTATGGATCGCCTCGAGCTGGCGCCGGAAGTTGATCACCGCCTGCGCCTGCTTATCGGTGAGCCCGATGATCTGCTGCACGTCGACGGCCGCCTGCTTGGGGTTGGCGCCGCGGATCAGTGAATCGTTGAGCACCTGGCGCACGCCCGCCTTGGTGTTGTCGTTGATCTGGCGAATCAGTGCGAGCTGATAGCGCTGCATGAAATTGACCACCGCCGGGTTGTGCTCGTCGAATGTGAAGCGCACTTCGGCCATCGGCACCGCGATCGAGTGCGAGGTGAGCACGGCGCCGGCGATCGTCGCCGCGGCGAGCTCTTTACCCACCGGGCCGGCCGCAATCGAGTACTCGTCAAGGTGCAGCAGGTTCGTTACTGCCTCGGCATCGCCCGACTCGAGCGCAGCGGTGAGCTGGTCGATATCGATATCACGCTGATACGCGAGCGCGTCGAGGATAGCCTGCTGCAGCTCGGGCTCGAACTGGCTGGCCAGTTGCTCAAGCTTTTCCGCATCGTCCGGGGTCACCCGCTTTGCGAAGTCGGTATACCGCACATAACGCCCATCAGCTATTAGTGTCATAGCGTTGATATTCTCGTGTTGACATTGGCGCACTATGCGCCATATGATTGTCACCGAAGTGATACAAAGACGGGGGAAAACGATGGCGGATGAATCCTACACTAAGCCACCCAAGGCGGGCGATCAGCTTGAGCTATCGCTCGGGCTCGAGTGCACGATGGGGCCAGCAGGCACCGGCGGGGGAACGATGACGCTCGTTCACGAGCTGTGCACGGCCCGCATCACGAAAGAGGGCAAAGCGCTCGGCGAGGTTTGCGGCATGATCGGCGGCGGCATTCAGCTCCACGATGAACGCGACGGCTCTGTGTGGCACCTCACCGCGCTCGATATCTTCAGGGCTTACGACAAGGCCCGCGCATTCCAGGTGTTTGAGCGCGCGCGGGCAGCAATTCAGGGGGGGGAGCCCAATGAGCAAGCGCAGCAGGGAAAAGCGCGCAACGCCGCGCGGCGCGTACGAGCCGGCAGATAACGAATCGCTCGAGCGGGCCTTCGCGCAGCTCGCCGGCGAACATGAGCCGGCCGATGCGCCGGCGTACCCTTTCGATCCCGAAGACGAAGAAAATGGCTGAAATCACCCCCTACTGGACACCCGACGAGCTCGAGCCTGCCTATACCGAGCTGCGCGATGAAGAGCTCATTGCTACAAAGATCGGCGGCGAATCGGGCCTCGATGCGCTGTACGAGCTCGAGCTGCGTGGTGTTACGCCCGAGAACCTGGCCAAGTTGCGCGAAGAGATCCGCGCCGGGCTCACCGTGCTCGAGCGCGTAGCCAAGCGCCGCGGGGTAGAGCTGCCCCATGTCGGCCGCGAACAGAGGACGGTGCAATGACGAGCTTTGAGGTGTATCCAATCAACAGCAACGGCAAGCGCACCGGCCCGTCAGTATGGGTTCGCGCCTCGAGCCGCGAGCGCGCCGAGGACGCCGGCAAGATATGGATGCGCATGCTCGGCCGCAAGAAGCCACGACTCGTGCGCGCCGATATCTATCGGCCCGAGCTCGACTACACCGTGAGCATGTACGTGAGGAAAAATCCATGATCACAAACCCGCTCAAGCGGCTGCAGCTCACCGTTGCTGCGCTCAAAAACAGCACGATCGCGGCCGATCGCCACGCCGTCGAGATCTTCGCAGAGATGCAAAAGAACGCCGATCTCTTCGAACACCTGCTCGAGTGCGCCAAGGCGGCCGGCTTTGCCAGCATCACCGAGGCGATCGCCGCGGCCAAGGCTGCGCGCGATCCGTGGACGCCAATCGCCAAAGGCCTGCCGATTGAACCCGGCTGGTATCTGGCCATGCTCGCACCCGACAACGATTGGGGCCTCATGAGCAACACGCCGTTGCAGGTGGAGTTCGACGCGTACACGAGCAAGCCGAAGGCTTTCACGTGCTTCTACGACTACCACGCCGACGAGGACATTACCGCGGCCGTGCTCGCGTGGATGCCGATGCCGCGAGGGCCGCAGCCATGAGCGACGACGAAATCGTGAGCATCTTTTTTCCGGCGGGCGGCATTATCGGCCCTTCGGCCAGAGCTGTAGCGCTCAAAACGGCCCATACGCTTTTGAAGGCTGCGAGGCTGCGCTGGATCCCGGTCGCCGAGAGCCTGCCAGAAGAGCGCGAGCAGCCGTATCAGGTGATCGTTGCCTGCGTGAAAACGCACGGCGAGGACACCATGTACGCCGGCCGCGGTATGCGCCGCTTCATGCAGGATTGGGTCGTGCGCCGCTGGCCGCAGAACTTCACGCATTGGATGGAGGCGCCGCCGTGGCCCGAATCCTGATCGCGCTACTGTGCCTC